AAGTTTTTTGAGGCCAAGGATGTTGTCCAGCGGGCAGCGTCCAAGCCAAAGACAGGTTTTGCGGGGTCGGACACGGCGCAGGCGTTTGAGATCGTCATGCAGGCCAAGAAGTTGGATGACGCAGAAAAAGAACTGAATCAGTGGCTTGTGCTTAACGGTCATGCGGATGTTTGGCAACAGCTACTCATCACGCGCAACGATTTGATCCAGAAGCGCAAGGCGCAGGAAATCTTGGACGAGAAGAATGCAGCGGCCAAGAAAAAGGAGCTGGACGAGTTAATCAACTGGCTCCTTGGCGGAGCCATAGTTATTTTGGTACTTGGCCTTGTATTTTGGTGGTTAACGCTTTTGCTGGAGAAACACTGATGATTCCCATAGTCGCATCCCTGCTTGGGACACTTGCCGAAAACGGTCTTGGCCTCTTGTCCTCCGCCCTCCAAGCCAAAGGCAAAGAGGTAGTTGAGAACACCTTTGGCATCAAAATCCCAGATTCTCCTACCCCAGAAGACGTTGCCAAGCTGCGCCAGCTTCAGTACGACCATGAGGAGCGCTTGATCGAACTGGGTATCCAAAAGGCCCAAATGGAACTGGATACTCTAAAAGTCTTTGCACAAGCAGCACAGAATGAAGACAACAACGTCTCTGACCGCTGGAGGGCAGACATGGGTTCAGACTCTTGGCTGTCCAAGAACATACGGCCCTTGAGTCTAGTAGCCATTTTCACGGGCTATTTCCTATTTGCCATGATGTCGGCCTTTGGTTTGAATGCCAATCAGTCTTACGTTACCCTGCTGGGCAACTGGGGTATGCTTATCATGGGTGCTTACTTTGGTGGTAGAACCATTGAAAAACTGGCAGACATAAGGGGTGGAAAATGAGCCTATCGCAAGAGCAAGCAGCCTTCCTGCTGGATATGTGCAAGCTGATCCAACACGCCACGGAGCAGGGTTTTGTGGTCACTGGCGGGGAGTTGGCCCGTACACCGGAGCAACAAGCCATTTACTTCAAGACCGGGCGTTCCAAAACGATGAACTCCATCCACCTAAAACGCTGCGCCATTGACTTGAATTTCTTCAAGGATGGGAAGATAATATGGGACAAGGGAATCTTGGCCCCAATCGGCGCATATTGGGAGGGTTTGCACCCCAAAAACCGTTGGGGCGGCAACTTTAGATCGTTGGTCGATTGTCCGCACTTTGAGAGAAACGTTTAAGGATATCCGATGGCAACCACGGCATACGCTCTGACTTACGATAATCTGACAAGTCTGGTCCTCCAGTACCTTGAGCGCTCTGACACCGCCGTCGTTAACTTCATCCCCACGGCCATCATGCTGGCCGAGTTTGAGATCGCAGAGAACATCAAGACCTTGGGCCAGATGATTGTGGCCGACGGAAACATGACCTCCGGCAACCCGGTGATCGCCAAACCAGCCCTGTGGCGCAAGACGGTCTCCATGACACTGACCACCGCCGCTGGTGAGAAGCAGCCCATATACCTGCGCAAGTTAGAGTACCTCAGCAGCTACTCGCCCGATGTGACCACGACTGGCACGCCGCTGTACTATTCGGACTACGACTACGATCATTGGTTTGTGGCCCCCACGCCGAGCGCTAATTTTGCCTTTGAGGCACTTTGCTATACCCGCCTGACGCCCCTGTCCTCCAGCAACCAGACTAACTGGTTGACCCGTAACGCGCCTAACGCCCTGCTGTTTGGCACGCTCAAGCAGACCGCGCCATTCCTCAAGGACGATGCGCGTCTTGCGGTCTGGACCCAGATCTTTGATACCGCAATTGGCGCCCTCAAGCTCGAGGATCAACTGCGCGTCGGTGACCGCCAAGCTATTGTTCAGGACTCCTAACCATGACGACATACACCAACCCCTTTACCGGGCAGACGATCAACCCATCGTCGGTCAGCTACGAGTCGCTGTCGATAACGGCAGACACGACGCTGGACTGGCCAATCAATGGCACCACGGGCATCCCGGCCAGCAACATCATCGACATAACGGCCACCGCTGGCCTCTCTTTGACGCTGCCGCCCGCATCGCAAGTATCCACCGGGCAAACCATACTGATCCGTAACATTGGCAGCAACTCAATTACTGTCCGAGGCTACAGCACCAACAACGCCGGTCCCACGGTTGTTTCCATCGCCTCGGGCGTGGCCAACTACATCTACCTGACCAACAACTCAACCGATGCCGGTACGTGGGCCACCGTGGTGCTTGGCGCGGGTACGTCCTCCGCCAATGCGGCTACCTTGGCGGGCTACGGCTTGCAGGCCATTGGCACCACGTTGAACCAGATCTACTCAGTAGACAATTACTACTCGGATGCCACTTTGCCAGCGACCGAGCAGGCGCACTTTGTGGTTTGGGGCGGAGGTGCGGGGGCAATTACCATGCCTTCGGCGGGAACGGTAGGCGAAGGGTGGTTTTGCCAACTCCGCAACAATGGCACCGGCATCCTGACCATCACGCCCGCCGGTACGGACACCATAGACGGCAACGCTAATCAGCAGCTACAGCTTACCGAATCACTGGTGATTGTTTCCAACGGCACCGGCTGGAACACGTTTGGCTATGGACGCTCCAACAGCTTTGCATACACCTTGCTGTCCCTCTCGGCTACCGGCGGAACGACTACCTTAAGCGCAACTCAGGCCGCCAATACGATCCAGATCTACGCCGGAACGTTGACGTCCAATCAAATCATTGTTGTCCCATCTACCGTACAACTGTACTCAATCACTAACAATACGACGGGCGCTTTTACTTTTACCGTAAAGACGTCAGCCGTTGGCGGCGCAACGGTCGTGGTGTCTCAAAGCTCCACGGTTATTTTGGTATGCGACGGCACCAACGTCTACGCCGCGTCTGGCACAGGTGGTGGCGGGGGGTCCAGTTCGTTCACAAGTATTACGCTAGGCAACGGATCGACATCGGTGCCATCTCTTAAATTTACAGGCGACCTTAACTCTGGCATATTTTTGCCATCGACAAGCCAAGTTGGCATGGTGGCGGCTAATACACAGGTCGGCTATTGGAATGCGTCTGGGCTGACCATGGCAGGGACGGGAACCTTCGGCACTGGAGTTACTGGCGGCATCGCTGGGGGTACGTTTTAATGACCCAAAAAGTCGTATCCATGGAGATCCCCGCTGGCATCCAGCGGGACGGCACGGTGTTCGACTCGCCGTGCTACGTGGACGGCAAGTGGGTACGCTTTCAGCGGGGGCGCCCTCGTAAGATTGGCGGATTCGACGGCATCTTTTTAAACGCCTCGGGCATATCCCGTGGCATGGCCATGACTGCCGTAAACGGGTTTAACTATGTTGTCTCTGGCTACAACAACGGCTTGCAACAGTGGATTACGGGTCCAAGCGGCGGCGTGGGCTCTGGCCCTTATAACTACAGCCTGAGCGACTTTACGAATAACCCCGATAATCTGTGGCAGTTTGATATCGCCTACGATAGCACCGGCAACAACACCAACAACTTGGTGGCACATCCCGGTCAAAACCTGTCTTACATCACCTCAACAACAAACACGCCTGTACTTTTTGGTACGTTTCCGGGCTCTACCGGCAGCCTGACCATGTCCAAGGTGGGGGTTTTTACCGCCTCTGGAACTACCGCCATTACGAGCACCACGTTCACGTTGGCCACAAGCAATGTGCGCGTCGGCGCTGGCCAAGCCATTACCGGCACCGGCATCCCCTCGGGCACCACGGTGGTATCGGTTACCGGCACGACCGTGATTATGTCGGCAGCGGCTACTGCGACTGGGACTATCACGGCTACCTTTGACAACAACATCGCCGTCTCCGGCGGCTGCGTGGTGATCCACCCGTACCTGTTTGTGTATGGCAACAATGGCCTGATCCAGAACTCCAGCGCTGGCGACTTCTCCAACTGGGTCGCGGCGGATGCCAACGCCAACAACGTGGCCACCGGCAAGATCGTCAAGGGGCTACCTATCCGTGGTGGCTCCACGTCGCCATCTGGCCTGTTCTGGGCCGCTGACGCCCTAATCCGTGTGAGCTTTCAGCCATCCACCGTGGGCGGCGTGAACTACTACTGGGGCTACGACTTGGTCAGCAGCCAGACCTCGATCATGTCATCGAGCAGCGTGATCGAGTACGACGGCATCTTCTACTGGGCTGGCGTGGACCGCTTCTTGATGTACAACGGTGTGGTCCAAGAGATCCCCAATAACAACAACCAGAACTACTTCTTTGACAACATAAACCTCGCCCAACGCCAAAAAGTCTGGTGTACCAAGGTGCCTCGTTGGGGCGAGATCTGGTGGTTCTACCCCAAGGGCGACGCCACCGAATGCACCGACGCGGTGATCTACAACGTGCGCGACAAGATATGGTATGACGCAGGGCAAGCCGTAGGCGCCCGGCGTTCTGCTGGCGTGTTCTCGGAGGTGTTTCCCAAGCCCATTTGGGGCGGCAATGAGGCCAACTCTGCCGGGACGTATACGCTGTGGCAACATGAAACAGGCGTGGATCAGGTCTATTTGACCAACGTGGACGCCGTGCAGAGTTACTTTGAGACCTACAGCATCGGCACCCTTGGCGGCCTTGTTGGCACCCAGCAGCAGCCCGGCGATAACTTGTGGACCAGATTAGAGCGCGTGGAGCCTGACTTTGTGCAGGTCGGCGACATGACCGTGGTGGTCACCGGTCAAGGCTACGCTGAAGACGTTATTGTTGAGTCTGAGCCCTACACGTTCTCGCCAACCACGCTCAAGGTTGACATGCGTGAGCAACGCCGCGAGATGCGCCTGCGCTTTGAGAGCAACACGTTTAATGGTGACTACCAAACGGGCCGGGTGATCCTGTCCCTGACCACCGGCGATGTCCGCAGCACGGGGAATCCATGATCTACCCACGCGAAGTCTACGACCCCCGCAACCTCACTTGGGATTACTGGTGCTCGCTCATGTCCGAGCTATTCGCGGCCAACCAGCTTGGTACCGTGCCGGAAGAGCAGTGGCAAGACTGGGCCAACGCCATTGCGGGCATTGGCCGCTTCACCGGTGCGCCGGATGGCCGTAACTTTGCAACGTGGCAAGATTGGGCGCAGGCGCTCAACAATGCCTTGAGGAAATAATATGCCCGGCGGACTTAGCCCAGTTACCGCATCAAACTCGTACGTGGATGCCAGTACGCCCGGAGCGCAACCTATATATGGTGGCAGAGATGGGCAGCTATTGCTTGGTTATGAGGTCCCCGATTCCTACACGCAACAACAAGCTCTTGATGCACAAACCGCAGCAAATCTAGCCGCTGGCCCAAGTGCGCCCGGGCAGGTGTGGATGGAGCAGCCAAGCAACGCTGATATTGCCAAAGGTAATGTTATTCCTCGGCCCGGCATGTGGGTTACGCCGGGTAGGAGCGGTCTTGCTGGGATTTTGGACTCAGTTGTAGACATGGAAAAAACATTGCAGCCGGTAATTCTCGCTGCAATGAGCGGAGGCGCATTAGGCACTGAAGGCGTATTGGCCAGCAAGATTATTAACGCGGGCGCGGCACTTCAAAAAGGCGATACGTTGGGCGGTCTGTCGCAATTAGCAGGCATCGCGCAAATGACGGATACCGCCACCGCGCTTAGCGTCGCAAAAGCCATACAGAATAACGATTTGACGTCGTTAGCTACTGCCGCACTGAGCAAAACGGATATCGGCAAAAGCATAGGTTCAACCGAAATTTTGCCAGATCTAAATGTTAGGGGCGCACTTAATTTGGTTTCAGCGGTTAACGGTCTTACCAGTAAAAACCCAAAAACGGTTATAAATTCGCTTGTAGATCTGCAAGACCGCGTGCCAGACCTCTTTGATTCGGTTACCGCAGCCGTGACTGGCAACAGCGGCTTGGACACTTTAAGCGCCACGGGGGCCGATACGTTATCAGGCGGTGCTGGCAATGACTCCATTACTGGCGGTGCTGGCAATGACTCCATTACTGGCGGTGCTGGCAATGACTCCATTACTGGCGGTGCTGGCAATGACTCCGTTACTGGCGGTGCTGGCAATGACTCCGTTATCGGCGGCGGGGGCCTTGATACCGTTACGGTCACCGGCTCCAACGGTAACGATGTAATTGACAACGTACTTGGTAACTTAAACACCACTAGGTCCCTCGGCGGAACCCCAACGGTCCTGAATAACGTAACTGTCGCGGGGAGCTGCCCCGCCGGTCAAGTCAGAAATCCGCTTACCGGTAAATGCGAAGATATCACCGATGTTCTTTCTGGTGTAAATGTTAACAACACGCAAGACAGCGTTACGGGCGGCACTGTTCTTGACGCCGTAACTGTCGCCGGTACTTGCCCAGCGGGACAGCACAAAGATCCAATTACTGGCGCTTGCGTTAATGACGTAAGTGGTCTTGACACCGTAACTGTGACCGGTACTTGCCCAGCGGGACAGCACAAAGATCCAATTACTGGCGCTTGCGTTGATGACGAGCTCGACGCCGTAACGGTTACGTCTTGCCCTGTTGGTCAGCACAGAGATCCTGTGACTGGGCTATGCGTTAATGACGTAAGTGGTCTTGACACCGTAACTGTGACCGGTACTTGCCCTGTTGGCCAGCACAGAGACCCTTTGACGGGCAAGTGCGTACCAGATGAGCTCGACGCCGTAACGGTTACGTCTTGCCCGGCGGGACAGCACAAAGATCCAATTACTGGCGCTTGCGTTGATGACGAGCTTGACACCGTAACGGTTACGTCTTGCCCTGTTGGTCAGCACAGAGACCCTGTAACTGGGCTGTGTGTCAAAGATGAACTTGACACCGTAACGGTTACGTCTTGCCCTGTTGGTCAGCACAGAGACCCTGTAACTGGGCTGTGTGTATTGGATGAGGTCGTCGATACGTCTTGCCCGGCTGGGCAGCACAGAGACCCTGTGACGGGCAAGTGCGTACCCGACACGGTAGTCAAGCCGCCGGTAGTGACGCCGCCGGTAGTGACGCCGCCGGTAACCCCTACCCCGACTGGCGGGCTGCCAACTTACACGGACCCCACGGGCCTCGCGGGAAAAATATTAACACTAGGAAAAATGGGTAACCTTATGCGCTATGACGAAGGCCTAAAACAACTGGACGTACCGACTATGCAGCGCTGGGCTGATATGGCCGATATGACGTTGCCCACAGCCGATGTGAGCAAGGCAGCAGCAGCGCTGGCCCAGTACGCGCCAGACGCCGAAAAAGACGTGATCCCCAGCTTCTACGCCCACGGTGGTGCGGTGCAGCATTTAGCCGGTGGCGCCCAGCCCGATGTGCAGGCCATGTTGGCCTCGTATGACAAGGCGGACGTCATGGACGCGCTCAAGAACTTGGGCAACATCGGTTCAGGATTAGAGCCAGCTCGCTCCAAGGTTTTTGCTCTTGGCCAGATGGGCTCCCCCACCCAACAAAAGCAGTTGCAGCAGATGACGGTGATCCCCCAGCTCGCGGCGCTCTTGCAGTCTCGCGGCATGAAGCTGGCCGATGGTGGCCAGCCTGATGACCACATGCACCCCGAGTACGATGGCAACCCGGTGTTCCGCACCGGGGGCCTGAGCGGGTTGGGCGGCAAGTACGTCGAGGGTAAGGGCGACGGCACCAGTGACGACATCACGGCCATGCTGGCCAACGGTGAGTACGTCTTTAGCGCCGACGTGGTCTCCGCCCTCGGAAACGGCTCAAACAAGGCCGGGGCCAAGGAACTGGACCACATGGTGCAGGCAATCCGTTCCCGCGCTCGTTCGGCCCCTCCTGACAAGCTCCCCCCGGATGCCAAGTCGCCGTTAGAATACCTCAAGTCCTCGAAAGGCAGCAAACATGGCTGATTTAACCCAATCATCGGCAACGACGGCGACAACGACGCCGCAGTATTACACCGACTACATCACCAACCTTGCCAATAAGGGCACGCAATACGGTGTTGGCGGGGCCAATGCGCCTCAGTTCGCTGACGCTACGCCCCTGCAACAAGCCGCGTTTACCGGGGAGGCCAATCAGGTAGGTACCTATGCTCCCGCTTTAGAGGCTGCGGCGACATCGCTTGGCAAGGCCTACAACACTGACATCACCGGCGCTGTCAACCCCTACTTGACATCGGGCACTTCCAGCTCGGCAGATCTGGTCAACAACTACATGAATCCGTACACCAGCAATGTGGTGGACAAGATTCGAATGGCCAACCAGCAAAACATTGCTCAGAACCTGTCCCCCGGCATCACGGGCGGCGCGGTGGGCTCTGGCCAGTTTGGCTCGCAGCGCGGCGCAAACGCCCTTGCCTTGGGCATCTCCAACGCCGACATTGGTGCGCTGGCCCAGCAGGCTGCGGCGCTGCAATCGGGCTACTCTGACGCACTGAAGGCCGCACAGGCCCAGCGCGCTAACCAGATGCAGGCCGCCCAGATGGCGGGCAATGCGTACACCCAGCAAGCGCAGAACTACCGTGACGTCGGCACCCAAGCGATGAACTTTGCGCAGCAAAAGCAGACGCAATCCTTGGCAGATATCAACGCCTTGGCCACGCTAGGCGCCCAGCAGCAGCAGATCGCCCAGAACAAGCAGCTCTTCCCGCTGGACGTGCTGGCCAAGCAGGCAGGCGTGCTCAGTGGCGCCCAGATCCCAACAACGCAACAGCAGACCATGACGGGCTCGCCGCTGTCCGCCATCGCGGGTCTTGGTTCCTTGGCCATCGGCGCTGCCAAGATACCGGGCGTTTCGGATTGGTTCAGCAAGTTGAATATGCCTACCGCTGGCACAGGCCGCGATGCCTTTGGCAATCTCTTGCCCGGCTGGACCACCGACGTGAACGGCCAGCCAGTGCAAGCTGGTGACTCCGGTGGCGGTATTGATGTTCCCGGCGGCAAAATCCCAGAATACTACGAGCCAGTAGGAACTGTAGGCGGGGATTACAACCCCTATGGCACCCCAGACTTTAATTGGGATACTTACGGCACTGAAGGACCTTAATCATGGCAGAAGTTGACAAAGTAATGTCTGGACTGGGTGGTTTGGCACAGCCAATTAACCCCACCGGGTTGACTGCGGACAACCTTACCGAGTACCAGAAGTCATTGCAAGACGCAATGGATTCGCTAAAACAGCGGTATGCGGAACCTAACTGGTTCAACGTGGCTGCTGGCTTTTTGAAGCCCCAACTTGGCGGCTTTAGTGCATCGGTGGGCAGCGCTGCGCAAGCCCTTGGCCAGAATCTTGAAAGCCAGCGCCAATCAGAGATTCCCGTTGCGGCAATGCGGGCTGAATTGGGCCGTGTTGGTCTAATTCAGAAACAGAAAAATGATGCGGATCAATTGTTAAAAACGCAAGATCCAACCAAGCCTATACCCGCAAATGTGCTTGCCCAATTAGCAAAATTAGATCCCGACACGGCAACGGCTGCTTTAAAGCAAAATGAAGAATTTACGCGCTTAGGCCAGCAAAAGCAAACAACGGTGTCCACCACCAGCGACGTTTTGCGCAATCAATCGTACATGTCTCAGAACCCATGGCTACGTGGGATTGACGACGAGCTGAGCAGCATCTCTAAAAAGTCGCCAGAAGAGGTAGCTGCGGTGACCGCTAAGTTGGATAGATCGCGTCCAGCAAGTATCGACCCCATTACTTGGGGCGCTATGCACCCAGACACCAAGCTGGAGCAGATCAACGCCTACGCTTCATCTCAGGCCAAGACCGGTTTGGACGAAGAGGCCAAGGCCCGCGAGCAGGCGCAAGGCGCCAATTCCATCCTGCCGCACTTGCAAGAGCTGCGCGGCCTTGTTATTGGCAAGGGACCGGACGACCCAGAAAATCTGATTGGTGTTTTGGGCCAGTTTCAAGGCAATACGCTGTTTGATTTGATCGCCCGAGAAGTCAATAAAAACGGCTTGACCAACGGCGGCATTGGCAAGGATATGGAAGCGTCTCTCGCCAACCTAAAAGCCACTCCCGCCCAGATCAATCGACTTCAGGTGCTTATCAAGGGCTTGGCCACCATGCAGGCCGACAAGCGTGACTCGGCCAACAATCCGACCAACTTGTACCAGTACCTTCAGCAGCAGGGCTCGCCCACCATTGCCAACACCGGCAATGCGATGGTGCGCATGTTTGACATGGCCGCCGCTGGTGCTCGCCGCGATTTGGACTCCTACGCAGCGCGTATTGACAGCGGTATTGACGCCCGGCATTTGGACACCACGGGACCGCTGCCCGACATCCGCAACAAGTACAGCAGCCTGCGCAAGCAACTGGCCCTTGAAAATCCGACGAACGATATGCCCTCGTTTTACACAGGTCCCACTTTCTGGACCGGGAAAAGCACTGCGCCTGCTGCGGAAGCCGCTGCGCCCGCTAAGCGAGCACCTACTCAGGCCGACCGCGACTACGTGGCAAAGAACCCCGGCATGCGGGCTAAGTTCATCGCAACCTTTGGTGTGGAGCCATAAATGAGTAAAGACGCTGTACCTGATTGGGCTCAAGACGCCGCGCCGGACTGGGCTGCTTCGCCCGTAGCAAAACCTGCTGCGGCCCCCTCGGCTGCTGCGTTGGAAAATCAAGCTAGAGGGCAAGCCAAGGGCGATGCAGCGGCAGCCGATAAAGAAGGCAAATTAACAATACTGTTAGATGAATTTGGGAAACAACAACAGGCTTACAGCGCCGCGTTGGCTTCTGGTGACGCAGACAAAATTGCCCGCGAAAAAGCGAATGTTGAAAGCGCCGCACGAGAGATAAACCGCATCCAACCGGGCGCTGCGCCAGAGGTTGACCACACGGTGCCGGGGCGCATGGCCACTGCGGCTAAAACCGTTGGCCAAAACCTGCCTGACGATGAATTGAAGCAGCGAGGCGCATACGGGACGTTGGGCGCGAGCGCCGCGATGTTGACCGCCGGGGCCCCTATTGCGCTCTATCGCACCGCTATGGGCGTTAAAAAAGCCCTTGAAAATCGCAACCCGCCCGCCCCCGCAGGAACGTCAGCGGCACCAGCCGTAGCGCCCGTAGCGGCTGCGCCCGTAGCGGCTGCGCCAATTGGCGGGGCAGCGGCGGACCCTCTGTCTGAACAGACAACACGAATCTTGCAAGGTGGCAATAGCGACACCAAGGGCACCACGGGGCGTGCGCGGCAAGAGGGCTACAACATCCAGACCGCGCAAGCGGCTGCAATAAAGGCGCAATTGGAAACGCTCATGCGCGGCGGCATGAGCGAGCTGGATGCGCGTGCGTACCTAGCAAACATGCCGGGCCTTACCGCGACCGATAGCGGGGTTATTACGACCCGGACAACGCCGGTTCCGACCGCTGGACCGCGTTTTAGCCCTTCCGTATGGCGCCGTGAGCGGGCCATCGGTCCCCCGCCTTGGGCGGGCATGGGTTCGCCCACCGTCGGTGATGTGCGCCCCGGTGCTGGGGGTGCCCCCGCGCCTGCGGCTCCGGCTGTGCCTCCCCCGCCCCCGCTCCCAGCGGCGCCAGCAGGACCATCGGCCTATGAGTCTGCGCTCAGCGCCGTTAAGGACTACGGCACTCGTGCTGGACGTACTTTTGCCAATATTGCCCAACACCCATTGGCGGTAACCGGCGCAATGGGTTTTGGTGTGGGGGCGCAGGCCCCTGAAATAATGGAGCATTTGAACAAAAAAGATTACGGCGGCGTGGCCGCAGACATCGGCAGAGGCGCGGCCTACGGCACAGTGCCTGCGCTATTGCCAGCGGCAGTTCAACGCGGACTAGCCGTGGCGGGGCCGATGGCGGGCGCGGGGATGAACGTATACGACGCCGGTAAACGCGCCTTGAACAAGGACTACACCGGCTCCATGATCTCTGGGGCTGGCGGCCTAGCGGCGCTTGCTCCTCTTGCAATTAGCGGCCCCGTGGGCTGGACAGTAGGTGGCCTTGGTATGCTTACCCCGGCAATCATCAACTATTTGCGCGACAAAGAAGCCCGCGAACGCGCTGGCGGTGGCCGAGGCTTTGTCAACCCCCAAGAAAATTATGTGCCTACGCGCCCCGTTGTTGGCCGTGATCCTTCTCGGATGGCTTCGTAAACCCAAAAATAATATACAAAATTAAAAATGTTTTAACGGAAACAAAACAAGCTAAGATTATCCACATGTTGCTTCTCCTCGATCCAAGCAGATCGTTAGCCCCCATCACTGGGGGCTTCTTTTTTACATGTGCCCGCGCTTCTCGCGCAGCTTAGCGGCCACCTCGGGGTTGAGGGATTCGACGAACTCGATGCACAGCTCGCGCTCCTTGCGGGCGTAGGACAGGGCCACGGCAGCCTCGACCTTGCGGGCGAACTCCAGCACCTCTAGGTTGTCGCAGTAGATCCCCTTGGGGTCGATGGGCGCGTCCGGGGCTTGGCTGCGGCACTGCATCACGATCTGTTTGATCTGGTCTTCGGTCATTGTTTTCTCCGGGTTAATGTAACTTCAGGTTTGAGTATAATCCAATCCATGACCCTTGCCGAATACTTCAAGACCGACGTGCGCGGCGCCAAATCCGAGATGGCCGAGTACCTCAAGATTAGCCCCACATGGATGGCGCTGATCATTGCTGGGCGCCGCAAGGCGTCCCCGGTGCTGGCGCTGGCCATCGAGAAGGCCACCAACGGCATGGTGACCCGCCAAGAGCTGCGCCCTGACATCTTCTGCTAGGCCCCGGCCTTCTTGCGCCGCTTCATGGCGTCCATCAAGATATCCTGCACCTCGCGCTTGGTCTCCAAGCGCTCCAGCACCAGCTCGTCCACGGTCCCCTTGGCCAGTATCCGGTGAATAAAGACCGGGCGGTCGTGGCCCGCCTGCATCTGCCGGGTGGGGCCGATCCGCTCGATGATCTGGAGGTGCTCCTCCAAATTCCAGTTGACCGCAAAGAACACCAGTATGTTGCCGCCGTCTTGCAGGTTCAGGCCGTGGCCAGCGCTTGCCGGGTGGGCGAACATGATTGGGATCTTGCCCGCGTTCCAGTCGCGGATGGTCTGCGGGTTCTTGTCCAAATGCCTGCCCTGCGGAAAGGCCTTGAGCAATCTCGCTAGGTCACTTTTGAAGTTGTACGCCACCAGCACCGGCATGCCTGCGGCCTCCTCAAGGATCGAGTCCAGCGCCTCAATCTTGGCCTTGTGCAGCTCGCGCCAGTCCACGGCACCCTCACCCACGTACATCGCGCCGTTGGCGATCTGGAGGCACTTCTGGGTCTTTGCGGCGGCATTGAAGGCCTCGACCTCGTGCCCCGAGTCCAGCGACGTGAACATCTCCTTCTCCATGTCCTTGTAGTGCTTGCGCGCCTTGGGCGGCAGCGTGACCATGATGTCGTTGATCACCGGTTCCTTGAGGTCAAACCAGTCCTTGGCCTCGATGGTCAGGCACACGTCGCGCAGCTTGTCTTGGATCTCGGCTTGGGCGTGGCGCATGGGCTCCAGCCCAAAGCCGTCGCGGGCGGTCTGGAACCAGCGTTGCGAGAAGGCCGAGAACGTGCGCCCCAGCCGGTTGCCCGCGTCGATGAACCACGCCTGCCCCCAGAGGTCCTTGAGGCCGTTGCTCGCAGGCGTGCCGGTCAGCTCCACCAGCCGCTTGATGCGCGTGTGCGCAATCGAGCCCAGCGCCTGCGCCCGCTTGCCGCCTTGGCGCAGCCGGAAGGACTTGACCTTGGTGGACTCGTCCAGCACCACGGTGCTGTAGGGCCACTTGTCGCCCCAGTAGGCGGTGAGCCAGACGAGCTGCTCGTAGTTGGTGGTGTAGACCTGCGCCGGGCTGCGCACGGCGGTGATGCGCTCGCGCTCGGTGCCCGTGATGGCCACCACGTTCATGCCGCGCAGGTGCTCCCACTTGAGCACCTCGTCGGGCCATGTGCCCGTGGCCACGCGCAGGGGCGCCACGACCAGTATGGGGCCGTCCTCGACCATCAGGATGGTCTCCAACGCGGTCAGTGTGGCCACGGTCTTGCCGGTGCCCATGCCCGACCACACCGCGCAGCGTGGGTTGTTCAGGATGTGCTCGATGATCATGCCCTGATACGGGCGGGGGGTGAAGGGCTGTCTCACATTAGGCTTTCAATGAAGATGCGCGCCGCTTCAGCGTTGATAGCGTTTCCGTAGGCGCGCAGTCGTCCCACTCTTGCGGTAGCCCCATGAGCCAGCGGGAATGTGCCGGGTTCAACTGGCCGCCACTTTCCATCCCGGCAGTAAATCCAGTCAGCAG